ACTTTTTGATAATCCCTAAGTTGCATTGTGTTGACATTTGTTGTTCTATGATGCAATATATTAGTACAGATGTCAAGCAATTATGGAACACTATTACAGTCGAGAAGAAGAGTACTACAGTCAAGAAATTGCAAACAGTCCTTCAACTAAAAATTTTTTCTCAGCAATAGAAAAAGTTGTAAAGCAATATATGACAGAAGGTCTTACAAGACAAGAAGCTGTAAAAAGATTTTGCAAAGAAAACAATGAGGCAAGAAAAAAGTAAAAAAAATGAAATTGAACAAAGAACAACAAGAAAAATTAGCAAAAGTCTTATTAGACGAAAGTGTTATCTGCTCTAGTAGAGGTGATCATGATGATGCAAGAGCATTAATGATGAAATCAGTTGAAATTAGTTTTCAAGATCAAATTAGAAGAATGATTGATGGTGATATAAAACTTATATATGAAACTATGGAAAAACAACATAGTTCTAATTTAGGTATGAAGGGTCTTGCAAGAATTATTATGCATATACTGGCTAACAATAAAGAATTCAAAGATAGATTTGATTTTGAAATGGTTGTGGAGGAATAAATAATGAAGATTAATTTTACTGAAAAACAATGTTCAGATATCGAGTGGTCAATACTAATGGCACTTCATGTTGTTCAAAAAGAAAGAGAAAAAGAAAAAAAAGAATTAGAAAGTCCGCTTACTATAAAACTTTTAGAGCTACTTGTTTACATACAAAAAGTAAGAAAAGTAAATGACAAAAAACCAGAAATAAAAAATGACCCAAACGACCCATATAAAAGAAAGTATTACGCAAGTAAAGGTTTTTATCAGCAATTAACTGCTGCCGATATGATGGGCTTAAAATCTGAAGCTTCTTTAGTTAAATATCGAAAAAATGGTGTATTAAAAGAAGGCATACATTGGGTAAAAACAGTAGGAAGAGGTATTTCATACAAGCCAGAAGCTTGTAAATTAGCAATTAAAAAAGCAAAACTAGGTTATTAAAATGTACAAACCAGAAGTTATTACAAACGCTGAATATCACGGAAGAAAAACACATCTGTCTTCTACTAACATTCGCACTTTTAAGAAGAACAGGAAGCAGTTTAATTATAGTTTGACTCATGACTTGGTAAAACAAACTAAATCAATGGCAGATGGTACGGCTGTTCATGCATTCTTCTTAGAACGAGATAAGTTTGATACTGATTTTGTTATTAAACCAGCAGATATGCGACTTAGTACAAAGCTAGGTAAAGAATGGGCGCAAGAACATCAAAGCAAAATTATTATCGATTCTGAGCTTGGCAATAATCTGTATGAGATGGAGAAATCTTTTATGGATAGTCCAGCAAAATTAATATACGATATCAAAGGACAAACAGAATTAAGCTATTTTTGGGATGATTTAGGCACAATAAAGGGTAAATGCAGGCCAGATTGGTTATCTGATGATGGCATTCTTGTTGTTGATATAAAAACGACAACTGATGCAAGTCCTAGAGGTTTTCAAAAATCTATTAGTACATGGGGTTATCATCTACAACTTGGATGGTATTTAAGAGGATTACAAAAACTTGGTTTGCCTGCTGAACAATTTATTTTTATTGCAATAGAAAAGACACCACCTTTTTGTGTTGGAGTTTATAAAGCAGATCGAGACATGATTAACTTTGCAATGAAAGAACTTGATCAACTTATGCCAGAAATACAAACTGCAATGGTATCTAAAGAGTTTCCAGACTATACACCAGAAATAATGCAACTTGGTCTTCCTCCTTGGATGACCGAGAAAAAACAACAGCCACAACATGAGGACATTGAACTTTATTAATTATGACTACAGACATTACAACAACAAACCAAGAAGGCAACTCATCTATTTATCAATCAGTAGATAGTTTTGAGTTTGCACAAAGACAAGCAAAAAGCTTATGCGAATCAAATCTTGTACCAGTTTCTTACCAAGGACAAAAAGGTTTATCTAATTGTTTGGTTGCATTAGAAATGAGCAAAAGAATGAATCTTAGTCCTTTAACTGTTATGCAAAACCTTAATATTATTCATGGAACGCCGTCTTGGAGCGCTCAATTCATTTCTAGTCAAATACTAGGCTGCGGTAGATTTAAAAATTTTGATTATGTTGTGTCAGGAGAAGGAGCATCATTGTCTGTTTATTGTGAAGCGATTAGAGTAGAAGACAGTAAGAAAGTTAAAGGCACTTCTGTTTCTATGAAAATGGCACGAGAAGAAGGTTGGACTAGAAACAGCAAATACTCAAGCTCCGTAACCGCGCTGCAACTTTCTTTGGTAGGCAATATATCCCAGATTTATTGCTAGGGGTGCAAACTAGTGAGGAGGTTGTAGATATACAGCCTTTAGATGTTACACCTCAATCAGAAAAAGAGAATCCTGATGACTTTGGAATGTAATGCCAAAACATAAATTTCTTACTCCCACTGAACTTGCAAAAAGATGGCGAGTTCATGTGAACTCTGTCGAAAGATGGAGAAGAGAGGGTAAACCTCCTGATTACATTTCAATCAATGGGAAAATTCTCTATAAATTAGCTGATATAGAATTACTAGAATCAGCAAAACGTAAATCTACTACAACTTAAATTATGGATTTTAAATTAAACCTTGCCTTATTCAAATCAACAGAAGAAAGCAACAAAAAATTTTATGGGGATAAATATGATCCTTCTAAAAATTATCCACAATATAATGGAACTATCCAGTTAAGTGAAATGGATATAATTAAGCTTTGTACTTACTTACAAAAAGCAAAATTAAAGCCTAATGATTATCATCCAGAAGGTGTTGTAACTGTTAAAGCTGTTGGTTATGTGAATACATCTAAGAATGGATTGCAGTATCTAGGCATCAGTTTAGAACCAGATTACAAAACCCTTAAAGAGATAGAAGAATCTGATGCAGGCAATGCAATACCTATCAAAGCCGCAGAAGATTCCGCAGAAGATTTTATACCTTTCTAAAAATATTGAGGCATTAAAGTTACAGCTTTAATTTGATGAACCAAAAGAACTGTATTTATGTAAGACCTTTTACACTTTATTCTTATAACTTTTTTAAAAATGCAAATTTCTACGCAAATTGAAAACATTACTCCTGATTTTGCTATTGATGTTCTTACTACTAAAAATATAAATAATAGGTCAATTAAACCAGCAAATTTAAATAGACTTATAACAGCAATAGATAATGGACAATGGGTAGTTACTCATCAAGGTATTGCTTTTGATGATAATGGTTATTTATTAGATGGTCAGCATAGGCTTGAAGCAATTGTAAAAACTGGTAAAACATTACCAATGATGGTTACTAGGAATATTAGTGCAAAAATATTTAATTGTATTGATACAGGAACAGCAAGATCTGCTGCTGATAGTTTATTTATAGAGGGCTGTACACAACCTTCAAGAGTGGCTGCTGGAATTAAAGTTTATATACTATACCAAAGGTATCCAAAAGGTAACTGGAGTAATGTTATAAACCCTACTCATTTAGAAATTTTTGATAACTATATTAAAAACAAAGAAATATGGGATTTCATAGTTAAAGAAATTAATGTATGTCATAAAAAATTTCATTTTTTTACTTTAAGTGTAGCGATTGCTATGTATAAGTTAATGAAAGATAATAATTATGATGAAAAAATTTGCGAAAAATTTTGGAAACAAATTTCAGAAGGAGCAAATTTAGAAATAGATAATCCGATATTGTCATTTAGACATCAAATGATGTCAAAAGGTTTTAGGCAAAGAGGTTCTTCTTCTCAAAGGTATTTACTAAATGCTTTTATAAGGTTATTTAATTTTTGGATTGACGATATAAAGAAAACAAGATTTGTTGCTCCTCCTTCTGATATTACATACATGTTAAAGATATATCCTAAATTATCTGAATAATTTTAAAGATAAAACAAATTAAATCAGTTAAAATAAAATGTATACCCCTTGTAATTACACCATGTCTGCTTTTTATAAAAGCATAAGTTTAAGTAGAGTTATTCATGTTGATAAAATCAACGATTTAAATTCTAATGAACAAACTGTACTAAAAGATGAATTAAAAGTTGCTATAGATGAAATGCAATTTATGGTAGCTAGAGTAAAAAAAGAAAAAGAAACACACGAAGATGACCCTTGGTTTCATAAGGTAAATAAAAAAATTAACATTTGTAATCAATTTATTAGAATAATCGATTTACAAAAAGAAAAAAATAAAACTTATAAAACACAATATAAAGATACTTTTAAAAATCTTTTAATTAATAAATTAGGTGTTAAAACATATGAAGCATTAGAACAAAAAGCTCATATGCTAACTATTTCAGAACTTATGGAACTCTAATGGGAGACAGTAGAAAATCACAAGAAAAATTAAAAATTCTAAAAAAAAATAGAATAGATTTTTTGCAAAAAAAATTAGATGAAGAAATTAAAGGTTATGATCATTTATTACATTTAGCTAAAGATAATACTTTATATGTGAATGAATCTTGTAAAGATAGAGTTGGTGAAAATATACGAATTATTTTAATTAAATATAATATCCAAATAAAAAAAATTGATAGAATGAAAATTACAGATTTTTCTCCAGTAGAGAGAAAAGAAGCAGACAAAGAACTCTAAAACCATGATGTCACAAGAACATAAACCACTTTCTAGCAAGAACAGCATGAAATTTTTAGAAAATCATGTACCAGATGCAGTAGGTGTTACCAGACCAGATAAAAAAGCAAAAACAAAAAAGTATAATTTAATTGTTAAAGGAGTTGGTAATGCACCAATGAGATTATCGACTTATGCAGAAAATAAGGATAAGGCAATAAAGTATGCAAAAAAAAGGTGGAGTGATTGTATTATAAAAATTATTGATTAAATATTTATGAAAGAACAGAAGAAAGAATTATTACAGGGAGAAATTGTATGCTGCGGAAATCATGTTTTTAGAGTTATTAATGGTAAACGACATTGGATCAGTACGCCTCCAGATGATTGGGAAATGATAGACGGTAGAAATTGGCGTGAATAATGCCTTCTCTTAGATATCATGCAGGGCGTATGGTTCTGTATGAAGAAAAACCAAAGAAATGGCGAGTAAAAATAAAAACAAAAAAAGAAAAATTAAATTTTCCTTTAACAGCTACTGAATTAGAATTAGCAATAATTGAAGCAGAATATATATATGCGGATGTTAGATGTATGAGTAGAGATCATCCTTTATGCATAGATTGTATTCATCATTTGGTAATCAAAGCAGAGTGTGGTCTTGGAATGCCAGAAGGAAAAGCAAGTGGAGGAATATGGGCTAAAGATTGCGCTTACTTTTGGGAAAAGCAGATTTAGAATTAATATTATTTTTATCTATATAATCCCCAGCTTGTTTAATTATTTTTACTAACCTAAAGTTTTCTTTTGCAAAGCCAGAAATAAGATCAGGTATTTCGTCAGGATCGATGCAATTTAAAACTGCTCTTAAGGTCATTTCTACATGTAATTCTTCTTCCATAGTCATATCTGCCATTATCCAAGGTTCTATTTTTTACTTTCAACATAACTTAGTATTTATGAAAGTCTAGTTTAATCGTACATAACCTGCTTTTTTATCTTCAATAGTTACCTCTGGATATTGAACAGTATGCCATCTATGTTCACATACCATACATAATCTTCTTCTAATTATTACTTTTTCAGAGTTTCTTTCTGATCTAATAACTTTTTGTCTTGTTAATTCATCACACTTTGGACATTTTACAAAAGTTAGTCGATGCATTTATAGATTTATAAGGTTTTATATTTTAATATAGAAATAGCTATTACACCATAAAAATGGATACACAAACAAGAGGCTATGGCTCTTCAAAAAAAAAGAAAACTAAAAAGACAAAAGTAAAAGTGGGAAAGTAGTAACTGGAACTGTAAGCGTACCTAGCTATTAGGAAAAAGGTTACGTTCCATAATATCTACAAGGCTATCATCAACTGTATTATCGGTTTTTTTAACCATAGCTCGCAGTATATCTATTGCGAGCCTTTTTATTGCATTGCCACGAAGAAAAGCAAAAACTATTGGTCTAATAATTTTAAGCATAATGATAGTTGAAAAAATAATCGGGAGATGAGTCAGCCAACCTTGTGAACCGCCCTGCCTTACCCCATGTCAAGGGTGCTATAGCTTTCATATTCTTAGCCCTTGGAACAACTAAGAATCATCAGGCTTCCCGATTACTTAAATATTAATACAAATCTAGAAAAAAAACTTTAGTCATTACTAGTGTGCCAGTTAAATTAGTGGCACACTAAATTCCTATTGTTTATTAGGGGTTTTTATAATAAGGGTAACCGCTGGAAGCAGCGGCCTTATGTACCTTGACAATTTTAAATTATGGCATCAACTGCTTTGTTACCATCATCGCATCCTACTGGATTGCATTTCTATCGTAGAAATCCAAATCCAAAAAAAGAGCATCATAGTGATTGTGGAACTAGAGCTATTTGTTTAGCATTAGATCTTCCATACAATAAAGTTTGGAAAGCTGCTACAAAAGCAGTCAGAGATACTACTCCTAAATATAGGTATCATCCAAACATGGCTTGGAAAACAACTAAAGCTACTGCAAATGGTGGTTTGACAAGATGGGCGTTAACAAATGCACTTTATAATCTCGGTATTTACGATTGGGAATATAAAACTTTACGAGACACTATGTTTCTTAAAGGCAACTTTCCTGATCATTGTATAGCTAGTTTAGCTGATCATTATGTGGCTATTAAAGACGGAGCTATTTGGGATACATGGGATTGCAGAGGCAAAAGGCCAAAAACGCTTAAAGGCTACTGGTCTAAAATTTAATTTTATTCAGCCCCCTAAATACAGGGGGTTTTTTTTGTGCTAATGTATCCGCGTGTGTAGGAGTGCTTGTATGTAACTAGTGGAAACATGGACACACTAGATACTTGCAAGAACTAAGACCTCTTCATAGGGGTCTTTTTTTGTGTCCAAATATCTATAAGCAATTCTAATTCTGCTATTCTTTTTTTTGCTGCTTTAATTTTTTCGGTAACAATCATAGGAATATAAATCCTTTCCAAAGATATCAAAGTTTGCTAAATTTACCATAAGTAGCCTGTAGTTTTGCACTACTCTCCTCACACATGGCTACTTGCCTTATATGGAAGAACAAGAAAAAGAAGGACATAGTCTGATTGCCAATGTGGTTCAGATGATTATTCTTTTCTGGAGTCTAGGAGTAATCTCATGGTCATATTTCAATCCAAATCCTACAAGACAAATTGATACAACTTTCGCTGCCGGCTTACTTTCGGCCGTGACAGCGCAATATGGTTTGAATATTAAGAAAAACAACGATAATAAAAAGCCAAAAGGTAAGATAGACATAGTAGATAACAAAGATTCCAAAGTAGGTATCAGTAACACATGATTAAAAAGCTTCTACCATTTTTATTTTTTGTAAGTGGATCTCCAGTTATTGCCGACATAAAGCAAGAATTCGTGACATCTGCTCAAATTACTGTAGATATGCCCTTTGTAACTACTCAAAAAGTTGGTACGACCTATTCACTAAGCGGAAACAATATTACTCCATCTGTGACGATAGGGGACACTACAACGTCAGGAAAGATCGGAGGTATAAATGTTGGAAGTCTTACAAATGGTGTGCCTGCTATGATTCAAACAGATACCACTGTAACCACAAGTGGCTCGGCCTTTGCAAAAACTGAGTCGGTTACTATGGGAGATGCTACACCTTCTGCTGTAACTCCTTCTAGTGGAATAGCAACATTACCAATATTGGGAGGGACAACTACAGTCGCATCTGGAGGAACTGCTGGAAGTCTTGGACTTACCAGTCTTAGCTCTGGAATACATACTTGCACCGCTGGCGGGTCAGGTACTAGCTGTATTGGATCAACTAAAATAACTATAACCATTGACTAGACTTTGGTTGCTATTAATAATATTTTTACCTGTAAAAACCTTTGCAAACCCAGTTATACCCACCTTCCGTACAGGAAGTTCTTCAACAAACAGCACTTCTCAAAGTGTGGTAACAGAGAGTGTAACGAGTTATCAATATCGGACAGGGTATTCGCTGAGTGTCTCAGGACATAATATAGAGAGTGATGATATAAATGGCTATATTAATGCAATACCAACAGCAGAAGCTACACAAACTGTAAATGGAATTAATTTTTCTTATACGAGTCCTACATTGGAGAGTGTGCCTAGATGGAAGATCGTAAGCGAGGGTCAACCCTTTTCTCTGGTCGAAAATATTATTTCACCAGGTATCGACACAATAACCCAAATAAATCGCACCATAAATACAACAACAACAACAACTGTAGAAACTACATTTGGTCAATAATTCTTGTTTTTCTTTGTCCTACTAAAATTTTAGCTAATACCACAGTGGCCTCTCCTAATTCCACAGCACAAGGGGTAGTTAATAATAACGCCACAATGATAGCCCCCTCATCAACGCCTCAGTTTCGTATGTCACAAGGTATTATTTGTAGCTCTCCAAGTCTTACAATTACACCTTATGTAACAGACGGTTGGAGTTTTAACAGACCAATAGAAACTGTTACTAGGCAAAATATTTATGATGAAGATACTGGCGAAATTAAATACATACAAGAAACACCTAGATTTGAAAAAGATAATTACAACTTAAACTATGGAATCTCAGCACAAATAAGTATTCCATTAGGAAAAGCACCAGAATTATGTTTAAAAGCAACAGAGGTAAATATAAAAAATCAAGAATTGTTATATCAGAAAACCCTTTTAGAAACTGCTATGTTTCGTCTTAAACTGTGCGGAGAGCAAGCTAACTTAGGTGTTACATTTTCAGGCAAATATGCAAGTATTTGCGAGGGAATTAGTGTATCAGTACCTCCAAATCAAGTTATACCACACACGCACGAATTAAAAATAAAATAATAGGCAAGTCAACCAGCCTTGTTGTTCTTGCCCTTGTCAAATTTAGCAAAAATCTTTTTAAAAATAGTCTTTGATGCACTTTTTATTAAATTTAAAATTGCTGGAGATGCCGCAGCGATAAGACTAATGGTAGCCACGTTAAGAGCAGCACTAGGGCTAGGCAAAAAAGAATCAACAAATGTGACTTCCTCGTATTCGATAATACATTCATTGTTTACTAATTTATATGCTTTTATTCTCTCAGTTCTTGCTTCACTTGTATATTCTCCAACTCTTCTTTGATTTTTATTTGGACAGTCAGGTATCAGTGGGTCTTTATTCTTTGGTTTTGGCAATTCACCTTTAGTCGTCTTACTTTCTGGCATTGCCTTGTCTTCCTGTATTGGTGCTAACTGTTCTGTTATTATTAAATTTTTTGCATCATAATTTAAAGGAATAAATGAAGGAAAAGGACAGTCAGATATTACACCATTTGGATCGTCTAATAATAAGTTTCTATTACCTGTATTTACAGTATCTCTATGGTAATAATTACATCCAATAACATTTATATTTGAATATTCATAATTTGGAATAAATACTTGTGGTATATGTATGTCAGGAATATGAATTTCTGGAATTTCTTTTATAGGCATTAATTTATGCTAACGTCTTTAATTTCATCTAATACATTTTTATATTTTTTGGTTCGTTTTCTTTTCTTAGTTTTACTTATAAAAGATGGATGCCCATCAGAACTCATAGGATCAAGGTTTTTGGAATTTCTCACTTAATTAATCGTAGGCATACTTTGGTCTTAGGACTTCTACGTCAGAATGACATTTAGGACAGGATAAATTTGTCATCATTGAATACTCTTCTTGCAGATGCGGTAAACAATTTTCATCAATACTTTGATCTCCGCCCCAGATTAATTCTGTATTACAGTGCCAGCAGTTCATTAATCTTGAATAAAACTAAGCTTTTTGACAGGGATAGATGTTCCTGTTGTGCTAGGTAACGCTCCATCTAATACTTTGGGCATGATGCCCTGTACCTTTTCCATAACTTTATTCATCATCATCTTTTCAAACTGTGGGCTTGTTATGTAACGATATCCAGCATACGCTCCACCTAAAGTTGAAATACTGATCACAAAAGATACGATGGACAATATAGAAGAGATTTTATTTAACATGAGAAGAGGTGCATTTGCAGTTATATACATGATAGTCATAACTACGGTGTGTGTAAGCACACCCCTATTCATATTAAGTTACATGATTAGAGTTTTATCTTTAAACCCAATTTTGTGCCGTAGGAATTTACATCATCTGTAACTACAGAGAACTCACCATAGACATCAATCTTTTCTGATGCTGAGATAGAACCACCAACTTTACCAGAGAAATTAGTTTCTGAGTCAGAATTGTCTGGGTTACTAAATAACGCACCACCTTGAAGATAGTATGAAGCAGAACCATTGCTACCTTCGTAGCCCAGGTGAAGATCTGTTCCAGAACCATTGTAGTCCTCACCTGTATAAGATCCATTATTTTCTACGTTGACGTAGAACCCTGCAAAAGCTGGTGATATTGCTGAAGCAGCAGCTACAGCTAAAAGTTTTTTAAGCATTTAATTAAATAAATTAAAGCTGTATGCTACATCATTTATTTAGTTTTTATTAGTTTTATAAACTATGTGTTAAGACCAAGGAGTACCTTCTTCTTCATTAGGCATTTTTATAAGATTAACTTTTTCATCTATAGCACTTTCTATTCTTGTAACTTCATCAGCGCCAAGGGTATTTTTAATCCAACCTATCATAATTTCTTGTGATGGTGTTTTTGCTTCCTTATCATAATTAATGAAATCATTTGGCAAAGTTTCTGGTTTTGTAAAAGTGACACTGCCTGTATGCCTTGTACCATCTATTTCAACACCATCTTCCTCAGTTTTTACGCGATAAATGATTTTATTTATAAAACCATCTACTGTAAAACGTCTGCATGTGTTAACTTCCCAAGTCTTTGTAATAGCCATACTAAATATTATTATTCATTAATAACAATACCGTCTACATTTTTAAATTTTTCTAATATTTTTTGATTTGCATAAATATTTATATTTACTTTATTAAGTTCTTCTTGTAATTCCCTGCTTTTAGCAGTGTCAACTTCTAATTCATTTTTGGTTTGTTCGTATAATTCTTGTGGTGTCATAAATAGTAGATAAGTGAACTTATTATAATGTGCGTTACAAACACACACAACCTATATTTATCTTATTTTTGCAAAAAACTGAAGAATACTATATCCACCACTTGCATTTGCACCAGCTACACCAGTGACCATATCTTCTGTGCTGGCTGTAGAGAAAGAATGAAAACTTGCATTTCTCTCATTAGTGCCATTATCTACATTACTTAATCCATTTGTGTAAGATGGTTCGCTACTAAATGGCTCTGTAGCAATAAATAGAGAACTACTATTACTACTTGTAGCATGAGCAGCCCTAAAATTATGTGTAGTTCCTACTTGAGAGATATCTGATTCAGCAATAGTACTTAAACCAAAATTACTAGCAGATATACCTCCTGTAAATCTTCTAAATGTTGTTTCAAACTGTATGTCATTTACATAGTCAAGAACATATAAAGCAACAGCATAATTACCACCACCAGAAGACGGGAAACTATAAACGATAGATGCAGTACCACCAGCTAAATCTGATTTACCTTTAAAAACAGCAGATCCATTAAATGCACTACCAGCGGCTAGTTCAAAACTTGTAGAAACTCCATTAACAGTACAAGATATGTTACCTCCTGAGATTGGTGCTATTGGATTTCCTCCCATACCATAAAAATTGTTTTGACTAGTAGTGCCTGTTAATTTGCCACTTAAATGTCTGTAAGTAACAAAAACGATAAAATGTCTTTTATTTGCCCCTCCAATAGGTAACGCTGGAATGGTTAAATTTGTATCAGTTATAGAGGTTTTATTACCTGACGAAGTACCTGATACGTTATGATAATCAGCGCCAGTAAGTTGTGGACTTCGTTTTGGTGTAATAAAAAATGAAGATACTTTTGCAAGACTTAGAGAAGATAATGACATTACTTAAATACACTACGATTACAAAGAACTGTAAAAAGGGCATTTGCAGTTTTTAAAATTGTATATGTATATATTTCAAAATCGCCTGAGCTTGCTGCCACTGATGGTTCACTATCATTTAACCATCTTTTAAAAGATGGATTACTACCATCAACAGTAACGTTTTGATAAAAACCAGATCCAGATGCAACAATAACAATACTGACAGTTATTGTCTCACCAATTGCTAATACACTATTTAAAGATGTTGATGAATTACCACGAATATTTGGGGTTGCATTAGCTGATTCACTTTGACCTGAGAAAAAGTGAACGTTACCACTATTGACATCTATATTAGGAGCATTACTTAATTTATTGTTTATATTATTAAATACTTCTTTTACTTGAGAACCTAATTTCAGACTTCCTACGTTTAAAGACCCTGTAATAGTACCTCCAGCAAGTGGAAGTTTATTTGTAATTGCTGAGTTACTTGAGGTTATATAACCAGCACCGTTAGTCAACTGATTATTGTTAGTTACATTAGTAGCTGAGGACGCTATACCATCTAATTTATTTTTTAATGCTGTAGTAAAATTTTGATCAGTTTGTGATGATACAGAAAAATCTAACGTCCCATCAGAATCTTGATAAGTAACTGAAATTCCAGATTCGGAATTACTACTGACCATTGCACCTACGATATCTTGAACGGACTCAACAGACCTTTGAGAAGTTATATATCCCGCTCCATTGGTAAGTTGATTATTATTTGTAACATTTGTGGCACTTGAAGCTATACCATCAAGTTTTGTTTTTAAAGCATTTGTGAAATTGTTATCTGTTTGCGAAGATACTGAAAAGTCTAATGTGCCATCAGAATCTTGATACGTAACTGTTATGCCAGATTCAGAGTTACCTGAGACCATGCCCCCAACAATATCTTGAACTTGTTCGTTAGAAAGTTGAGTATTGGAAGTTACATACCCTGCTCCATTTGTGAGTTGATTATTGTTGGTAATATTATTAGCTCCAGTTGCAATACCATCTAATTTATTTTTTAAGGCTGTTGTAAAGTTTTGGTCTGTTTGAGATGCAACTGAAAAATCTAAAGTACCGTCTGCATCTTGGTAAGTAACTGTAATGCCTGACTCCGAATTACTAGATACCATTGCACCTACGATATCTTGTACTTGTTCGTTTGATAATTGAGTATTTGTATTAGTTGCTGAAAAATTTAATTTACCGCCTGAGTCGTTATAAGTCACAGAAATATTAGATTCACTATTTCCTGATACCATTGCACCAACAATATCCTGTACTTGTTCTGTTGATAATTGTGTATTTGCAGTGACGTAGCCAGCACCATTAGTTAATTGATTATTATTTGTTGGTATAGATGGAGTATTGTTAAAGTTGTTGTAATCCAAATAATGTGAACCTTGCTGTCCATCTAACTTGTCTGCATCTAATCCACTTCCTGACCCATCATTTCCCTCATGAAACACCTCATTAGTTCCAACATAAAAGCCACTATTACCTGCTGTTTGGTCAATAATTACGGCTGTTGATGTTTGGTTTGAGTCAAAGTGAAAACTATTAGCACAACCATTTGAAACCCCGTCAGCATGAAAATATTCAAAGAAACCAATTTGAGACTGACTTGAATGATCTGAAAAGGCAATAGAAGCTCCATGAGCATTGTTAGTGTTATATAAATTTTGTAATACTCCAGAGCTAGTACTAAATTGATTGCTGACTATACCTGTAAAAGTACCTCCACTTTTGGGCATTTTATTGGTTACTGCTGAATTGCTTGCAGTTATATATCCAGCACCATTTGTTAATTGATTATTATTGGTAACATTTGTAGCTGAAGCAGCGATTCCGTCTAATTTATTTTTTAAAGCTGTAGTAAAGTTATTATCTGTCTGTGAAGAAACAGAAAAGTCTAATGTCCCATCACTATCTTGGTAGGTAACAGTTATTCCACTTTCACTGTTACCTGAGACCATAGCCCCAACGATATCCTGTACTTGCTCATTAGATAATTGAGTATTTGACGTAACATAACCTGCACCATTAGTTAGCTGATTATTATTGGTAACATTAGTTGCACCAGCAGCAATACCGTCAAGTTTATTTTTAAGAGCAGTTGTAAAATTATTATCTGTTTGTGAGGCAACAGAAAAATCAATAGTACCATCACTATCTTGGTAAGTGACAGTAATACCAGATTCTGAATTACCAGAAACCATTGCACCAACTATGTCTTGTACCTGTTCGTTTGATAACTGTGTATTAGAAGTAACATATCCAGCCCCATTTGTAAGTTGATTATTGTTAGTTGGAATTGTAGGTTTATTTGTTAAGTCATCAAAAGAAATATTTATATTGGCAGATCCGTCAAAACTTGCCCCTGCAATTGTTCTAGCTGTTGCTAATTTTGTTGAGGTGGCTGCATTACCTGTAAAAGTATTTGCATGTACATTGTCCCATTTTTGAAATTGATTACCTAAATCATGTGTACCTGTTACCTCCGGATAAATATCACTATCAACAACTGCTGTAAAAGTTACAGTTTCGCTAGAAGCATCTCCTAATTGAATATTGCCATTTCCCGTAATTGTTCCATTTACTTGCAAGTTCCCAGTTATAGTACCACCCGCTTTAGGAAGTTTGGTTGCTATTGAGTTGGTGACAGTTGTTGAGAAGTTAGCGTCATCACCCAGGGCTGCTGCAAGCTCATTGAGTGTATTTAATGTACTAGGACTGCTATCAACAAGGTTTGATATTGCTGTATCTGCATAAGCTGTTGTCGCCACCTTTGTAGAATTATCACCCGCTGATTGGGTCGTAGCTGTTACTCCATTAGATAAAGCAGAGGGAGCTATAGTTTGACTTGCTATTAATGCAACAATTTCACTTGCGGTTTGATCACCAGTTGCACCATCTTCAACATTTAATATCGTTCTTACTTGTGATGCTGTTAGTTCTTGAGGAGTACCATTGCTTACTCTTCTACCAACTAATGTATTTGCAGATAAAATACCTAGTTTTGATATAGAAATACCAGCACTTGAACTTATATCATTATTTACAATAGCTCCATCGGATATTTTGGCAGAGCCGATTGCACCATCAGCTATCTCATTAGAAGTTAGTTTGTCAGACTGAAGTAATGTCTTTATTTCACTAGCTGTCTGGTCTGCGGTGGCATTACTCTCTATTCCATCTAATTTTGTACCATCAGCAGATACGTCACGACCGTCAACTGTGTGACCCGAAGCTAGAGTAATGTTACCGTCTAATACGTCAATACCATTACCTACATCTAAATTGCCTGATATATCAATATGACCGTCTGAATTAACTTGAAATCTAACGGTATTGTTTGTGACATCACCTATTGCAAATAGGCCAGCGTCCGCAATCAAAGCGTAATCTGGATTATCACCACTATCAGTAAAATTGATTTTTGGTTGTACTCCCTCAAGAGTAAGAACACCATTGCTTACACCAGTACCACCTCCAATCTCTTTTATCGTACCGTCATCATTTATATATAATTTTTTTGCCGTTTTATCAATTGCTACCTCACCATCAACAATGTCACTAGTGGTAGGAGTAGTATCACCCCTTTTTAATTTAATAGTGTTAGCCATAGCTTAATTCAAAAAGTTCCGCCATCTAGGGAGAAATCACTCGTTGCACCATCTTTTAAAAATGTAACTAAATCAGATAAGGCAACTTGTTTCATAGTACCTGCATCATTACAAACAAATCTATCTGCTGTAGCTAAAGTTGTTGATGTTGCACTTGTACCTCCGTCAATAATATTTAGTTCTGTTGTTGTAACAGTTGCTCCATCAAGTATTGAAACCTCAGAATTTGATAAATCTGCTAATGCATCTGCTGTAGTTTGCCCCATTGTTGCCAACTCAGTTAATTTATCCGAGTGTGCTTCAACATTTGTGCCAATTGCTAAACCTAAATTTGTCCTACTTCCTGATGCAGTTGTACTTCCTGTACCCCCATTAGCAACAGCTAATGTCCCTGTTATCGAACTAGCACCAAGATCAACAGCTATCTCAGTGGATTCAATAACAAGACCACCATTAGCTTTTAAATCAACAGATAAACTATTACCAGACTTATCTAAACCGTTACCTGCTGTTATCTGACCCGCACCACTAAATTGAACAAATGATAAATTATTTGTACCAACAACAGCACTTCCTTTATCAGAACTACAAACAAATCCATTTTCTGCATTTGTTCCTTGTTCAACAAAAGTAAACATACCAGAAGCGTCTGCCCCTGTTGCTAAATCGTCAGCCCTTGAAGGAGAAGCTCCAACAATATAAATACCATTTTCTGAAGCTGTATTTTGGTCTTTAAGTAATACTCGATCTCCAGTAGATAAAGATATACCGTCAAATGTATCACCATTATTTAAGGCTGTTGCAATAGTTACATTTGCTGTGCTTGCAACTTTACAGCTATCTTTTATGTCTAAACCTTGAGCAACACCATCTACATAACCTTTGTTTGCAGCATCTGCATCACTAGTAGGGTCAGCAAGATTTGTTATTTTTTGGCTATTTAAAGATACTGCTGCGGAAGGTGCAGTCATCTCATCCAATCTATTTGCTTGAACTGTGGAATTGAAATTGCTGACCTTTGATGCAGTTATGGAAGGTATATCGTTTGAAACAAGTGATCGGAATGTAGGTGCTGCATCACTTCCAGAGACAGGGCCAGCTAAAATTTTATTTGCATTTCTAACATCAGTTTTATTAAAAAATGCACCCGCACCACCTATAGTTATTACTGAACTTGCAGATGGAGGTGTAGAACCATTATCACCAAACCCATAATATAGTTTTAAATCTTTTTCATTGAATGCTAATTCTGAAGGAAATAAACTTGTTGGCGCACCAGCATCTCCAGAAGCAGATCTTTTCTTAATTCTTATAGTGTTAGCCATCTTAAAAATTTCCTCCGTTTACTATTGAAGTTTTTGTGACTGTTGCATCTAGTTTAACCTTATTAGCTGCTAAGTCATAATACATTATTGAATTATCAACTTTATTTGCATGATCTAGTTCTATTCCAAATGCTGGCCCTTGAGGGCCGGTGCTAGAAACTTCAATTACATTATTTATTTCATCAATTATTTGAACAGTATTTTTTGTTGTAGTTACATTAATTTGACTCATATTGTTGTGTAACCCTCACTAACGAATATAATACCTTCTAACAAATAAAACTCATCATTGTTAGGTTGTTTATATTTTATATCATATTCTAATTCTGTAAGTCTAAAAGTTTCTGTTTGACTTGGTGTTAATTTAAAAAGTACTTTACCTTGCTCTCTACTTGTGTGTTCAACACTAAAATCAGCAAACTTAACTGTTCTTTCTTTGTTCCATACTTGACCAGCAAATTCATAACCAGAATGATTTACAGCATCTCCATTACTGTCTTTATGTGTAATATCCAAAGGTACTGTTGATCTTCTTTGTATTGAAAAATTATAAGTAGCTGGCTGATTAGTCATCTCAATACAATATGATGTTTTAAGTATATCAGTAAAGACTTATTTTGAAAGTTATGTAGTTTCAATTTCTGTGTTGTTAATACTGATGTTTTCTATAGCTTCTTCCCAAAATACCCAAGCTTTTTTTTCTTCTTCATTATTTGGTATTTTATTCTTTTCTACAGTAACTACTAATCTATCATTTGGGCAATCTTTAGTTTTTAATACATCTAAACTATCACTTTCATTAGATGGTGTAACTATAGTTAATACGTCATCATCATTAAAATATACAAATCTAAAATCGGAATTTGCCATGTTATTAATGTAATTTTGTAACAGAAAAGTAACCAAATTTAACTGTAGCTAGGGCATTGTCTACTCCCTCAAAACATAATTCTAAATAATCATTTGCACTAAGCACTAAAGGCATAGTTATAGTATGTGAAAAACTTTCATTATTTCTACTAGTACCAAAAGGATCTCTTGGGAACGCATCTTTATTAACAGCATCATTGCCGTTTTTTAAAATTTTTAAAATCCTATCAGTATCACTTGTAGCATTAGTTTTTATACCTGACAAACAAACAGAAATTAAATATGTCCCACTGCTAAGTACTGTAATTCGATCTTTGTCAGTATTAACAGTACAACCAACATTTGTTTGTTGAGTATTAAATTTTATAGGAGTAGATTCGTTACTGCTTGTAATGTCCGTATCTACAGGATCAATTAAAAGACAAACAGGCTGTGCAGTTGCAGTAATAGAACCTGTAACTTCTATTCCATCCGCAGTAGTTTTTAATTTTGGAGTACCACCACCATCAAAATATAAATGTTGCCCCCCATCTACATAACCTTCATAAGCTATTTCTGATATGCCTGTGCTTGGTGTTGTGCGAAGTTCTATGGCTGCGGCATTAGTATTAGGTGTTTTGCCACTTATGTAGACTGGTGTATTTGTATTTGATCCTAAAAAAGTAAATCCTAAACCATGACTCAGGATAAAATCTTCATCTGAACCCAAAGAAATTCTTGTCTCATCTTTTACAATTAAAGCCCCTTTATTATTGTTTGCGCTTGAATCATAAACGATTTGAAAAAGAGAACTACCATTATCACCTTGAAAAGTTACATCACCATTAAAAGTACTAGGTTGATCTACAAAAATCCCACCAGTTAAGTTTGCTAAATTAAAATAGTTTGTATTTGCATCATTACCATTACTTGCATCTTTATACATCAACTTTTGAGTATCCCCATTAGCAAACCATTGATGAGGGAAAGCTACTTGAACAGGAGGAGTAGCAGTCGTAACAGGAGGATTTGTACCAAAATTATTACTTGCTAATTGTTGCAATGCTTCTTGTATATCTAAACGAACCTCTTGACCTGTATCGTTGTCAATTATGAAATCATTATTGTTTGCCATTTAATTTTTTTTATTTATTATACATTCTAATTTATCCGTAACCAATAGCAACAAAAGTAAAATCTCTGGCTACTCTTTGACTGCTTTGATTAAGTACATTAATTTTAAAATTAGTATTAGTAATATTTGTAACCGATAAAGTGTCTCCTGTAGTTAAATTTAAAACTGTTACTTCTACATGAGGTTTTAAATTTGCTCCAATAGTTAAAGAAGCATCACCAGCAAAAAATGGTTTAGCAAATGTAACTACTGTATCTTGACTACTTGATGTGGTTAATGTTTGGATACTAGTTTCTGTCCTTCTATTAATTTTCACATTGCACCCAAGTTGTTTTACTTTTATATTTTGATTTATGTTTCTGCAAAACAATTCCAAAACAAACCTAAATCCTCGACCTCTAAATGTAGAGTTAGTAACCTCAACAAATGGACAACCACTAAAATCGTTTATTACATAACTTGATGAATTGGCTGGTGCATTATTTGTAGATTGTACTTTTAATTTTACTGAAATATCAAATGTATCAGCACTAGGGTCTTGATCCCAACTTCTAAATGTATCTACATCGCCAACATGGTCATCCCAATTTATATTTGATATTCCCTCGGCAGATATTATTTTTTCTAATTGAACTGTTGTAACTTCTTTTAAATCTAATATTTCTTTAAATAAATATGCAGCTTCTCCACTTGTTACTCCAGTATCTGTCAATGTCAAGGCATCAAGTATAGAATTAAACTCTGTATTAAAAAGAGTTATATTAGGAAAACCTTGAAATTTTGGATTTGTCGCATGTTCTGCAATATTTTGAACAATTGCAGTTGTTTGTTTCTTTATGTCATTATATTGAGCATTTGACGCTGCACTTGTATTTATCACAACAGAAGTGGCTTGCAGACTAGTTCTACCTCCATCATCGATAAATTTAAGCATGTGTTCACCAGAAAGGTTCTGGACAATAATTTCTGAAGAATTACCTGGAAAAATTAATCCATCCTCATCAAGGAAAAAACTTCCACTGCCATCAGTATTACTGTCATAGCAATAAGCAACAAATCCACCATGTAAAACATCAAGCTCCGTAGATTTATTAAATTTTATTTTTATTAATTCATCACTCACAGTTTCAACAAAAAGATTAGAGACATTAGAAGGAGCTTCAGTTTTTCCAAAAAATGTTTTTTTTATTTCTGTTGTTACATTGCTTTGCTGCCCGAAAGCATTTATTGATTTTACTGCAAACTCATAATTACCTTTTGTTGAGTTAAATATATCAAAATTAATTTCTGATGTTGTAATTTTTTTTGGACTTCCTCCATCAATACTAAACTCTAATAAGTATTCTTTAATTCCTTGTACAGGTGTCCAAGAAACAGTTATGACAGAAGTAGCTCTATTATCTTGGATAATTATATTCTCAACAGCATCTAAATTAGTTGGAGGATTTGGTAAATCTATAACCGTTTTAATAGGTTCAACTGTGATTGGATCTACAGACTCAACTAAAGAATAAATTAATTCGTTATACGAGACAGCAGTAACACCATAAGAACCATCGTTCTTTGATTCTGCAATACTAACTACTCGATATTTTGGTAGAGAAGATACATTATTAACTTGTCTATCAACTACATAATAAGTATTTGGCAATGGATTACTTCTAAATTTACTAGTGGTAATAGTTTTCTGAGCAAAATCAACAGACGATATTGGTTTCGTTTCAACATATCTACTAGTTTTATTAGGATCGGTTTCATTTTCATCTGTATCTAAAACAATTGTTAATTGCATACTTGTTGTTCCAGTACTATTAAGATTTGTCTTTTCAACGTCATCTACTGTAATTACAGTCGTAGTGTCATTTGTAGTTGCAGAAACTATACGACCACCTGTCCTTTCATTCATTTTTAAAGGATCTTGAATAGCAATTACTTGGCCTGGCCTAACAATGACCCCTGCTTCAACTGTTACTGAAAAAGAAACAGTTTCTCCTCTTGTGAATTGTGTCAATAAAAACCATTTAGCTGCTCTAATTGCTTGAGTTCTTGATGTACACCCAAAAGTCTTTAAATTTTTAATATTAATACCAAAAGCGGATTCTACATTCAACAAATTCGGATGTAAATCTTTTAAAAATACATTTGCTATCTGCAAATCTTGTATTTCATTGTCAAAATATGAAACTGTACATTGAGTAAACTTTGTTTTTTGCGATGAAGTATTATATAAAAAACCAAATTCTGTAACATTGGCCAATCCAAACACATAGCTTACATCTGTTGGTCTGTCCTGAGATATTTTTAATGAACCTACAGAATAAAACGGCACAGCGTTCATGTTTGAACAAAAATCTCTTATTACCTGATAAGCGTCTTTTTTTTGTCCTAAAATTACATTGCAAGCGAATCTAGGTTCTTTTATACTATCTTCTCCGCTTCCTGATACGGTTAATAATTCTGAATTATATTTAGATGTCTCATAAAAACTAAATACATCCAATTGGCTTTCCTTTATATGTTCTCCAAACCCCTTGGATGTCGTAAGCAAATCAAATAATATCCAACTAGGATCATTTGTAAAGACTTTTGTAGAAGTTAAAGTTCCATTAAAAAGATAATTATCAGGATAATGAATGAAATTAAAATTTTTTAAAGTACCAGTTATACCTAATGAATTAGCTTGATCTTGATCTCTTACTACAACAGGAGTTCTACCATCTGAGTCTGGTGCTGGTATCTTTATCTTTGTACCTTGAACAATATACTTCCTAGAAGGATATTTACCAAACTGTTCTGCGTTAAACCGTAAAGCAGCTAAAGCAAAATTGTTATAAGGTCTAGTTTCAGTTTTTATTTCTGTAAATGATTGAAAATTAATTTTATTTCTTTTTTTTATATTAGTCTCATCAAATATATTTCTAATAACTTTGATTTGCAAAGGAAAATTAGTAAGAATGTTTTTTATTTGAATAATAAATTTATTAGGATCATTTTCATCAACAACAATAGTATCTGCTGAAGGTCTAGTAAAACTATAAGTTTCAAAATCACTTAAACCAACACCTAAAGTTGTTGTCCTTAAATTTGTTGTAATATTTTCATCATCAATAGCAGTTATCTGTACATTTTCAAAAGTCTTATTAATTACTAAAGGTCTATTATTTATTGATTCATCACTACTAGTCGTAACATCTATAAATTTAAATGTAATATTATCACCAACTTGGTAATTATTTATATTGCCAATACCTACATTAATTTTAAAAAATCTATCTTGACTACTATCGGCAGGTAGAAAAAAACCTTGTGTCTCGAAGTTTATTAAATCAATTTCATAATCTCTCGTGTAACCTCTTACTGCAACACCTTTAACTTGTTCACTTACAATTGGAAAATGTGTTTTACCATCAGACTCAATTATTTGTAATTGAAAACTAGCTGAAAATGATTTTGAGCTACCATCATCCTTTGATTCTCCTAGATCAGGAAATTGTATTGATACTCTTAATTTATCAAAATCAATTGTTGTAGAATTTATACTACTAGTAGTAGCCGTTACTCCAACACTTGTAGCAACTCTTGCTTGTAAAGGAGTTTGTCTTCCCGAATTATGAGTATTATCATATTTTTTACCAGTATTTTGTAATAAAATATATTTATAACTAGTAGAATCACCTGTCTTTGTGGCAGTACCTCTTTTTTGTATTATTGGTATTTTTCTAGTTCCATCAAGTTCTTGTGGTGGTGTCGCAGTATCAAGTCTTACTATATTTGCAAATTCGTTTACTTTAAATTGATGTGTTGTACTTGCATATATAAAAGCTATTGTCTCTGCTGGTAATTCAACATTATTACCAAAATCTAATCTATAACCAGAATCACTAGTGTTACGGCTTAAAACATCAGTTGTATTACCTGTTCTATTTACAAAGATTACTCCTGTTTTTGCAGTATTCAAAGGATCTCTTGCTACTAGTCTCGATACTGGAAAAGTATTCTCAATAGCATCAATAATATTTAAAGAGTCTTGACTTGATTTACCAGTTCTTAATTCAACACTAACATCCGAAAAATTTTGCCTTCCATTTGTAGTTTGAATCTGTGTATCCTCTAAAAATATGTTTTCTTGATAATTAAAGGCATGAGCGCTATTACCATTTTTAATTCCCTCAATCTCTCCGTGACAAAGTAAATCAACAACTTTGGCAAACTGAATACTTTTAATGTCGTCAGGTTTTAAATTAGAATCTTTTTTTCTTATATTTTGTTTACCGAAGAATTGATCTCCAACAATTTTTACCATTTTTAATTAACCTCCAAATTTACTACTAAAGCTAACGAATGAGCCACCTATAGTTTTTCTAACTTGCAAGGTATCAACTCCTGATGAAATGATAATCGACCCTACTAATATTTCACCATAAATAATTGGAATTGGAGTCCCGGCTGTTGCGACATTATTAATATTTGAAAAAGAATAAGATGCACGAAGATTTGGATCTGATTGATCTATTTCTTGTGGATTTGAGTAATCCTCACCACCGCCAAGTAATGAATTTGCTCCTTGAAATGCCAGTGTTTGTCCAATGATACCAACTACGCTATTTAAAAATTCATTTTTAATTAATTCTCGGCCAACTTCTCCAAAAAAAGGTAAAGATCCTCCAGTGTAATAATAAATAACTAATCCGATACCAATTTTCAAAATATTTTTAAAAGTATCCCTACCCGCACCAATAACTAAAGGTATAACTTGTATATCACCATGCATGTTAATATCTAGGTTCTCTAAAGTTTTACCATTAACTTTAATTTTATAAAGTTGATTTCCCATGTGACTTTCAAGATCAGGAAAATTTACTTTTAAAAAACTAAATACATCTTTTGGTTTATTAATTACAGCTTCAAAACTAGACTGACCACAAAATTTTCGTAAAGTACCATAAATTCTTATTTTTCTAAGGCTCATATCTAAATATTTTTTTTGTTATCTTTTGATATTCTAAATCATAAATTTCTCTACAACTTAACTTTCCAACACTATGATGCAAAATTGTTGAGTCTCCAATATATAATGCAACATGACTTAACTTATTAAACATACCCTCCATAAGCATTACATCACCTTTTTGTAACCCTTGGTTTTTAATTTCTTTAAAACCTGTATCTTTTGCACACTTTTCAAATAATGGATTATTTTCAAAGTCTCTTAAAGTTCTAGGTCTTTCCCATTTCTTTAAAGTTATATTTCTATGAAGAGAATACCAATCATATACTAATGACCAACAATCTTGTACTCCCCATACAAATTGTCTGCCAATTAAAGGGTTTGTTAAATTTTCTTTAGGCTCAATTTTATTCCATAATTCATCCTTAAAACTATAAATATGCCAAGGCATTTTTAAATAATTACAACTTAAGATATCAGTTTCCGATGCAACTGAATCAGTTACAGGATGAGAGTGAAATATACCTACTATTTCTCCTTGATCTTCACAGTCAGCATAGTCATCAGGATCAATAACAAAATATTCCATTGTAGATTCTGCGATATTTCTACATGGATGAAAAACTTCTTCTCCTTTTATTATTGCAACTAAACCACAAGCTTCTTTAGGTAAAAGTTTTTCAGAATATTCCTTTGCTTTTTCTTTCCAAGTCATGCGTTTATAAACCTACCAATACCAGGAAAATCATCTTCATTAGCAAGTTTTGAGGGTGCTGTTACTCCTATTAAATCAAAAGTTGAAACTAATTCAAATCCAACAACATTTCTATCTTCTGAAATCATTCTTTCTATAAAATATATTTCTTTCTCAAATTCTGCTGTTGGGTCTGGTGTGCCAAAGGGATTTGTATTATCAAAGAAATTAATACTATCAAGGAATTTCGCTAATGTTCTATGTCGTGTAATTTTTGCTCCTCCTAAATTTATTGGACAAGAGAAATCTCCTATTTGGAATATATTATATTGTTTAAAAAATGACGTAATAGTTCCAAAAGCATTAGAAAATTTTATCTTAGGTCTTGGCAACGCACCATTAGTCGAATATGCATAACCCTCGGCTGAACATGGGTATTTTACATAAGTATTACCTTGCCAAACCACACTCTGCGAATCTTTTAAATTTACACCATTATGAAATAAATATGTAATAGGAACTGGAGGAGTAGTGTTTGACTGTTTAAAAGTCACTCCATTAGTTTGACTTGCAACAGTTTGACTTGTTAATGATTTTACTTTGAAAAAAGTTGAAGTTTCAGTTGTTTCTTCAGAAACAGTATAAAAAGTATCAATCATATTTTCAGCTTCATTTCCATCAGCCAATAATTCTTTAAATTTTAAATTTACAAGATCTCCTTTGCTCGGCATAGAAAAACTAGCTGGAGGGGTTATTGTTATGACATTACCTGATTGTGCATAATCCATATCAATATTGTTAGGAATATAATGCAAGTTTTCTACTAACTCAATTGAGTAAAAATCAAGAATTGCTATCTTATTTAAACCTTGTAAATCAGTAACAGGAATAGTCATTATGGCTCAAATACTTGTCTGAATTTTGCTTTTAATGTAGCTGTTTTAGCATTATTTAAAGTATAAGACCAATCTTCGCAACAATATTGTCCCGCACCTGATCGTAAGTATGTAATATTAAATGGACTGGAGGTATCTGAAACTAGAGTTTTGATTCTAAATTGATTTTGATTATCATATTGTTGCACTAAATAATTACCAACTGGAACGATAGAAACATCATCACTTGCAGTTATATTTATAAAATCATTTTCAGCAATACCATGATTATTAGAAGCTATAACACCAACAGTAGTTCCACTTGCAACTGTTATTTGTACAGTCTTTGCTGATATAGATTCTGTCTCTGGTGTAAATGTAAAACTTGCCCCACGCAGTGCTTGAGTTTTTAAAAACGCATCAATTGTTCTGGCTTCTTGGTGTGTTATATGTTTAAAGTTTACATCAAAAACATTTGCATCTAATTGTGTTGGCAAGCCAAAAACAACTCTCTGTTCAAATCCATCCCCTAGTTTTGTAATTCTTACTTTTGGCTTTTCTGTCTTTTGAAAAGTAAAACTTGGTTGAATTGTTGTAGGAAAAATTGCCATTAGTTATTTAATAAACCTCCAGGTCTCTGCTCTTCAATAATAGTTGATCTAATAACTGATCCTAATAATTCACCAAACTCTTGACTCTGTCCTTCATCTCCCTCCGCAGATGAACCGCTTGCATCCACATTAACGACTATATTACCAACTCCTCCTCCTTGAGAAATAACACCTAACTTTCCACCTCTACCTCTCTGCAACGGGAGTATAGCTTCCGGGCCTGCTTCTCCCATAAGACCGACCCCCTTTGAAAAACCAAAAATTTTAGGTTTATTCACAATACCACCTTTTGCGTATGGAACTATACCATTTTCGCCGAATGCATTACCAGTTGCATTTTTTAATGGCTCAAAATCATCTCTTTGCAAAGCTGCGTCAAGAGGAGAACGACCAAAGCTCATTTTATCTGCAACATCATCTGCTGGGCCTTTAGGCAGAAATGGATTTATAAAGTTTTTAAATCCAGCTAATGCATTGAACATTTGTTGTCTTACTATCATCCTTGCTAAATCAGCAAGAATTGATTGAGCTAATTTTCTAAAATTTAATTTTCCTGTTAATACAAATTGAACTAAAGCATCTTCCATTCCTTTAAATGCTTTTACAAAAGTATCTTTTATTTGCTTATTCATATCTTTTATAGAGTCCATATATTCCTGTGCACCAAGTTTCATGGCCTCAAATGCATTGACAGATGTATTTTTTAAATTTTCTGTGCTTTCTTTTGTTTTATCTGTACTTTCTTTGTTCTCATCTTGCAGTCTATTTTGCTGTTCTAATAAAGCATTAAGATTTTGCTGTGCAATATTTAGTTGATTTAATGCCTGTCCTTTTCGGTTTTTAACTCTATTTCCTCCAGACTTATCATCTAGTTCACTTACTCTATCAAAATTTTTTTGTGCGGTTTCAACAGCTTTTCTTGCTTTTTCTATTGCATTTTCTAAGCCTATACCCATAAATTTTTTAAAAGATTTAATTGTATCATTAATTATCTCTATAATATCTGAAAAAACTGACTGAAACTCTGCACCAATAGGTTGTAAAAGACTTCCAATATTATCTTTTAACTCTGCCATAGCAGTCCTTAATCTATCTCCAGCGGCTTCTGGGCCTTGAGCAAGAATTTCAGCATTCTTACCATATGTTTTAAATAATGTTTGTGAGAACTTCATAAAGTCATCAAGAGTTACTTTTCCCTGCTCCAACGCTTTATCTAATTCTGCTGGTGTTTTGCCCATGGAATCAGCAAATAAAGTAAAAGCACCGGGTAGTCTCTCGCCAAGCTGTTGTCTCAATTCTTCGGCTGACACTTTACCTTTTGAGAACACCTGGGCAGTTGCTCTCATGGCTGCTTTCATGTCTTCTAATGATCCACCAGTTCCTCTAATACCAGCAGCAATTGCTTTGAATACTTCTTCTGCATCAGATACCGATTTACCAGCACCAACAACAGAAGCTGTTAATGATGTAAATTGCCTTGTAATAACATCTTGTGGTATTGCTAATTTCCTAGAGGTTTGTGCCAGAAATTCTTGAGATTTATTATATTTATCAATATCTCCAATAACAAGCTTTAAAGCTTTTCTTTGTAACGCAAGTTGAGCAGAGAATGCAGTAATTTCACCAAGTGACTTTCTAACCATGCCAACTTGTGCGCCGATAGCAGCACCAACAGCAGCACCAGCAGGGCCACCTACTTTAAGGCCAATAGCACCACCTATCGCACCTTCCGGCCCTCCAAAAATTCCACCAGCAGCAATCGCTCCAGCACCTTTAGCAAATCCTTTTAATCTACCTTTAAACCCTGTAGCACTAGCGCCTGCTGTTTTCATTCTGGCATCTAATGCAGCTATATCAGCAGTAAGTTGCTTAAATTCTAAACTTGTTACATCAGCCATATTACGCAATCCATTCAAGGCATTTCTTTGAGCCTGCATGCTATTTATACTATTAACCGTTGCCGAACTAACACCTAAAAGCTGACTTCTTACATTTGCTAATTCTTTAGTAGTAAGTGCAGAAAAATCTCTTTTCAACCCACCTGCTTCTCTGCCTAATCTTCTAAATGCTTTCGCAACTTTTTCTTCACCACCAGTTTGAAATTTTATTCCAACAACTGTTACTGTTTGGGTTGGATTAGCCATTTTATTTATTTTCCTTATTTAATTCTTTCAAGGCTGTTGCTTCCATGATTTGAATCTCTTCTAAGATTTTAGACCTTTCTTCAATATTGTAAAGGTCAAACATACCTCCCTGCATTAGCAATACTTCATATTTTAATCCAATGAAACCCCCCAAAGAAGTATTCCATTGAGTCTGCATATTACAAAAAATCATTAATGCATCCCAATTATCATCGTTTACCTCAAAACTCTCTTCTTTTTTAACAGGTTTTGGCAGTTCTATTCCAAATGCCTTCGCATCTTCTTGGGTTTGATCTATAATTTTCGTACCTGATCCTAACCAATACAGAACTGCCTCCTCTAGTTTTTTACTTTATCTTCTATCAATGATTCTGTATAAGATGCAGAAACTGCTTTTAACCAATAGGAATCTTCCATCATATCTTTTAAATTTTGGTTATTAAATGGAATATCTTTTCCATCTTCTTCTTTCATATTTTCCCATCCAACTAACATCATTTTCAATAATTCAAACTCTGTTTTGTTATCGGCAGCTTTTTGATACTCGCTTACTTTTAATCGTTTAAAAATAGCGATAAATTCACTTTCCTCAAAAACTCCAGCATCATTTTCACTAGGTTCACGAACAATAACAGGCCATTTAAAGGTTTTGTTCTTTTTTCTTACAAAAGGCATAAAGTGTAAAAATAAATATACTTCTACACTTTAGCCCTTATTTAGCATTTGTTAAGTATAAATCAAGCTAAATTCATCAGAACCACTAGTACTTGGTATACATGTATATGGAATTTCTAAACTTGCAATACCGTCTATATCACCGTAATTAACATCCCCAATATCAACTCTAGAAGAAAGGAACTGTACTCTATTACCAGCAGTCTTACCATGCGTAAATTTTAGATTACCTAGAGTATTATCAACTAATGCTAATGCAAAATAATCTTTATCTCCAGTTGGAGCATTATTTTGATCTGTTGCTGGCCCTGGTTTAGGAGCTTCTATGGAAACTGTACCTGTAGACTGCCTGTCAATTAACAGCACCTGTTGTGTACCTCCAACAAGTTCCTGATAAACCAATTCATTGCCTAAATCAAAATTAATAGATTGTAATGCACCAGCAAAGCTTAATAACTCAAAAGCTGTTGTATTACCATTTTTAAAAATTAAAGGCTCATCTTGATCACCATAAGTTACTGCCGGTAAAGTGAATTTTTCTGGGGCAATATATATCCCAATCATAGAAAAATTTAGTTTTGGGATTTGTCCAACCTCCGCAGCTAACTCTACAGTTCCTCTTGCGCCTTTTACTCTGTGCCTTACACCATCAATATTGTAATGAATAGTTACTGATGGAAAATTTGCGGAAAGAGGTGTGTATGTAACTGTATCATTACCAGATGGAGCGCCAGCGTAATTGTCTTCGTCTGTAATTGCTTGAGCAAGACCACATGCCTGCAAAGCTTTTCCATATCGGGGAGCAGTGCCAGGTGTTCCACTCCCTGCTAATTCTACAGAAAAAGTACATTCAACTTTTGTATTTGCAAGAAGTTGCTCAGAAGCTCCTAAATATGGCCTAATAAGATCTCTACTTACAACGTCACTTGATTGTGGGACAATTGCTAAATCAGAGACTAAAACAGCATCAGCACCGGCAATAGTTGCCTCTATTCCATATTGAAGTACTGGAGGATTAGAACTATCTTGTTCAAGCTCAATGAGAATTACTCTCTTTTTTAATAACAATGGCATAAGTTTTACCTCAAATAATTTTAAAAATTAATGTTAAGTTGACCTTCAATTCTTATCATAAACAATAAGGGTTGTTAGCCTTTTATAAATTCTTGATTATGTACTTAAGGTGTTATAAAGAGTTTGATATTCTGCTTCAAACTCGCATGATGTTACACCAGCAGGTTGATCAGCTTCTAATATTTCAAAAGAAGTAGTTGATGGACGTATATCTATTGTTAATCCATTTAATGTCGGATCATCTGTAATCTTTGCATGTAAACTTTCTACTGAAGCGTCTGCTACGTTATCTGGAATAGCTCCTCTAACAATTACGCTTACACGAAATCTAAATTCCCATCTAATACGATTATTAAAACTATTTGTATCTTGTGGAGTATCACTCATTGGCTCAATAATTATTGCTGGAGTCTCAGATCTGCTAAAAGCTTCTGGTCTAGATCTATATATTCGAGTACCGACACCTGTAGTTCCTGTTAACTTTGTTTTAATAGCAGTTAATATTTGTTCTCTTTTAGTAGCCATGCTAAACCTTACTTAACGAAATTTTACAAAAAATACCATCATCTATTTTTCTAACACTTCTAACTTTATATTTATTCTTATCTATTTCTAATTCTTCATCAAATAATACAGAGCCTAGATCACTTTGTTTAGAAGTTAATTCAAAATCAGTAGTTAGTACAATTCCATCAGCAATAACTTCATCTGGTTGCTCTAAAATACCTTTATAAATCACACCTTTATATGAGACATCTTGTCCAAAATGCTCAAAAAATAAATTTGTACTTTCAATAAAAGTCATAAGAAAAAGCCCCATAGAGGGGCTATATTTTTAACCGTATTTTTTAGCACCGACAAGGGAGATTCCATATACAAAAACAGGTGATGAACCACCTACTGTTTGTACAATCTTTATGAATCTCTTGCACTCGTCTTTATTAACTTCGAGTGTTTGAACTGAAGCTGATGTTGTAACTTGTGTAAAAGTTGCACCAGACAAGTCTCCATAAGTACCACCTGTTTCATCTGAGTCTTGAACTTTGATGTCTAAAGTTGGTGATGAGCCTGTACCCGCTGCACAGTTTAAAACTAGTAATACATCTCCATCAAATTCTTTTAAATCAATAGCACTTGATGTGGCTGTAGCAGTAACAGAAGCAGAAGCTACTGCTGCTGTAATATCTAGTTTTTCTAAGTTAAGTTGATTGATTGCCACTTTGAGTTTCCTCTTTTTTAGGGATAGGTTTTTTCTTTGCTTTTGGCTTTGGCTTCTCTACATATTCGATAGCCTTGCCACTAAGAATTAGCATACGAGCAACATTTTCCTCTACTTCAATAGAAGTGCCGACACTCGTAGGAGTGCCAGCAATCATTGTTGATCTTATTAATTCAACTTTCATATTATGTGCCGAAGCAGAAAGCAGTTGGTTGCTTGATAGCGAAGTCAACATCTTGCAACGCAACAATCTTCACAGTACCAGAACCAGCCTTAGTGATTGTGTCTACTGTTAGATCTAATCCGCTCCACATACCTATACAGAACTGACTGAAGTCACCAAACAAAGCATCGTTGTTAACAAGTTGGTTAGAAACAATAACTGGATAGCCATTAATTTCATTGTTCTCGAAAACAAACTTACCTGTATTTGATGCAACTTCTGTACTCTTTAACGCACCTCTTGCAGAAGCATTAATGATGTAGAACATATTTGCTACATCTGCATTTGCTGCGGCTACATCTGTTTCCATGCCGATGTACTCAGCAAAAGTACCAAATGTAGTAATTGTCTGTGTTCCTACACCTGTTGTATCTTTTATACCTAATGGTTGGTTTGAAGAACCAGTACCGTAAATCGCTGCGTTATCTAGCTTTGTAGCAATTACTCTGGCTATATCATCTCTAATCATTGATTCGACATCTATAGATGACTGAAGCAATAATCTTCTGGTGAATTCAACCACTCCTCCAACCGTTTTTGGAGTCATATTTACCTGGTCGAACGCCTGTTGGCTCTCGGTTGGCTCACCGCCTTCTCCTACAAAAAATCCAGTAGCGCTCTGAGTCATTCTGGGGATTGCAATATTACCAGAAAGCCCGGTAAGCATGGTAGGATTCGCAGCCATCACAGCCATTCTTTTACGCAAAATATCTATAAAAGAACCAGACAATAATTCAGTCGGAACTAAGTTACCACCAGCAGTTGCTGTACCTACGTTTAGATCTCTTTGAAGAACTTCGTTAGGAACTAAAATGCCATTTGCAGGCTTGTCGTAACGCTTTGATGCCTCATCGGAAACTTCTCTTTCAAATGCAGCAGCTTCCTGTGCTGATCTGTCATTAGGATTAGCTAATGCATTTAATGCTCTTAAGAAAGAAAATCTTTTAACTTCTTTCTTTTCTAAGCCGACTTCATTAGATGTCATGTCTGTAGAACGAATAGGGGTGTTGTTTACTTCTGCCTTGTTTTTAACAAGATCAAGAATTGCTGCTCTTGCTTCAACAACAGTTTTGTTGCCTTTTATAAGAGTTTCAGCAATATCTTCTGCTCCATACTCACCAAACTCACGACAAAGTGAAGTTATAGATGCTGTACGAGCATTATTTTCATCAATAGCACGTTGAACTTCGGCTTTGATATCGATTTCAACGGATTTCTCCGCTTCAACCTTAGTTTCTTTGATTGGTTCTTCCATAGTGCGAACAGAGGGTGATGCGGAATCATCCGCAGAATTAATCTCCTGATTAGGTGACTTATCTTCCATATTAATACTATTACCTTGAGAGGGTGCAATTAAACTTCTTCCAAAGCCAATCGTGGGATCAGCCGGAACGGTTACAACCGATAATTCGTGTACACTCCAACTTCGAGCAAGCATGCCATCTTCAGTTTCATCAATATCATTTATTGAATAACCAAAAGATACACCTCTAATCACATTATCAGAAACATCTTGTAAAACTTCAGTCGCAAGCTTATTTCTTGAAAAACGAATTTTTGCATAACCGCGTTTGGTTTGTGAGTCAATCCTAGCTGACTCGACTACCCCAATGGGTTTATTCATATCGTGATTAAACAGAACTATGCCTCCATCATTTAATCTTGATAAATCTGCTGCTCCTTCTTCATGACTTAATATTTCGTTACCGAAATAACGCTTGACCGGAAACTCTGAAGAAAAAGGAAACTCAAATGTTCTAGCTTTAACATTTTTAAAATCTGTAACTTCTTTTCTTTCCAGCTTGTCATCAGAATCTATTGTTCTAATAGCTGCAATCTTAGTTAAAGTTGAAAACTTATGACCAACCTTTCGATCAGTAGCTTCACCATTCCTATACAAAGTTATTAGTGCTGCCGGATCATCTGCTGTGCCAGTAATAGTAAAGGAACTATCTGGTACATCTATTGATCCATCTCTTACGATGCGATCAATTTTTCCTCTAGC